TCATCATAGCGCCACCCATTTTCTTTTTAACAGCGCCACCTTTTTTCATTTTGCCTACACCATCAGCCGCAAACGCTGGGACACTCTTCCCATTCTTTTTGACCATAGGCATCTTGCCACCTGACTTCATTGCCACGGGCTTTTTCTTTTTCATTGCGCCGCCAGCCATCTTCTTAGCAACGCCGCCTTTAGCATAGCCTTTTTTCTTCATCGCCATTTTAAACTCCTATGTTGTTTCGACGGTAACAGTTCCAACTTCAGCTTTCATAAACTGAAGCTCGTTCCATACAGGATTCCACCCAAACAATCCGCGACTTTCAGCCAAAGACGTATCAGGCCTTGGATTTCTCAAAGACTGGGGATCGTTTATCTTTACTCTACCCAAAAAGTTTTGTGGTTGGTCTGGGTCAACAACATCACGGCCTACCAAGAATCCAGTCTTAACGCCGTTGTTAAACTCAGGCACAAGATCAGCCAAAGGATACCTGAACCCTGTCTTGTCACAGTAACCAAAAGCGTACTTTCCTCTAGCGTAACTCATCCTGCACCCGTCATAAATGTGTTAAACGGGACAAACTTAATTGATGCTGTCTCTTCATCTTCCCCAGCGGCAAGCTGAAACTGGAACTCATACTCTTGTTTTAACCCAGCAGCCATCTGTGGGTTCTTTTTCATGGCAATATAGTAAGCCATACCCGCGACTAAACATGGCACAAAGCGAGGCGGTACAGATGATACTTCTGTGCCTATGCCAGATGACAACCCGTCAATACCCTTTAACCTATGATACGCTATTTGATAGGTTGTTGTGTTATCAGGAACAGGCCACAAGGTTACTTTTGTTTCTGTCGGGAGCCTTTGGACGTAGATTTGGGTCGGCCTACCTTCCGTGTTTTTGTTGGTTTGCTGGGCGTAGGTCGAGACACTGACTCTTTCGAGCGAGGTGTCGATTTGGTTTGTGCCTGTTCCTGTGCGGATTTGGTGTTCGATGATGTCGATTGTATCCGCAGGAAGGGTATACGTTGCCGTACCCGCTGTAACAGCGAGCGTACCCGCTTCAATAGTGAAGAGATTAAGGCCACGATTTTGCCACTCCAATGTTAAAAGGTTTAAACTTCTTCGTGCAGTTTTAAGATCATACCCACTACGCATCTCAAGGCCAGCCCGTTCATAGGCTTCCTCAAAGATCTCTGGCATGTCGGGGGTTACTACAGCCATTATGTCACCACGCTCCTAAACCGTTTGGTTTTCTTTGCAATCTTTTTAGGCTGCTTGGCAACCTGCTTGCCCTTCTTGGTGGCCTCGCGTTTCTTCTTTGTAGTAGCGGCGTACTCCGCAGAGGTCAAAGACTTGATAGCCTTCTCAGGAAGATATCGCTCGCCTGTAGCCTTGCTCCCTTGCGTCGATGGCTTGCCAGACTTTGTTCGCCACTTCTGCTTTGTCCAAGACTTCAAGCTCTTCTGTGACTTCTTGAGCGCCATTAACCTCTATAGCCCCCACCCTTAGCTTTATATTGCTTGGCAAGCATTTGAGCTTTTCTTGCTGACCACTGACCCGGCTTACCACCTTTGCCGCCAGCTTTAATCTTGTTAAACAAGTTCTTCCGCATAGTTGGCTTTGTATAGTTTCCAGCCTCATTGACACGGCTTTTTGTTTTGCCGCCCTTACCCATGCGAATAATCTCAAGATCTTTAGAGTCGTCACCCGTGGAAACTCTGTTCCCTACAAGTTGACTGCCCATCTGAGAACGCGAGATAGCCATTACCACTTCACCTTATCAGCCCAGTATGCAGCACTCATCTTGCCCTTTTTGATATTCTTACCATGACGGGCCTTAAAGCTTGCACGTTTCTTTTTCATTTTGTCGCCTTCGCCAGCTTTTGGTTTCCCTGCTGTCTTAGCGCCCTGCTCTCCAAACCTAATTGTCTTAACCTTTTCACCTTCTTTAGCCACAACAACATGTGACTTCTTTGGGTGACTTGGTGTGCGCTTAGGCTTGTTAAATCCAGAAACCCCCGCCCTTGCTAGGCGAGGATCTTTTTTTGATTTAGCTTTTTTCTCAGCCAAAATGTTACTCCAGTAATAGAGTTATCACTGAACCAGAGCCTGATAGAGCAGACACATAGGCCCCATTGTCAGCGAGAATACCATCATTAGGAAGAAATACATCGTTCCATCCCGCTGGAAGAGTTAAGTCCAGCAGAGTGGCTCCTGATGCGGAGCCATTCTTAATGGTAAAGGCTGTAATGTTAGTGGCATACACCAAGATGCCCTGTATGCGACTTCGTGCGGGGCCAACAACCCCTGCACTAAATCCTGATGTTGAGACATTAAATGCCCGTACTTCTTGACCAGCCATCTAGGCCTCCTTACGGCTGAACAGCCGTATTAAACGCTTGAGCATACATCACTGTTATAACAACTGATCCCGCATTTGTACCTGCACTTGAGGTAGCAGTTAATTTTAAATCAGATGTACCAGTGTTTTTCCATGTAAGTGTACCACCGCCAGAAGCGCCTAACGCTTTAATACCTACAGTAGTTCCAGAAGCAACAGCATTAACTAGAGTCGCTGCACCGCCTACGGTATCACCAACACTAATATTTGTCGTGGTATTAGCAGCCACTTCTAAATCAATGATGATGTCTACGATTTTTGAGTTGGCAGGGATTACTACATTTGTAGCCTCTGCTGCGACAGCGCCGCCAGAAATATCCATTACATGTTGTTGAGTCATTACGACATAACCTACGTTTGCTATGTCTGAACCAACAGTAGTGCCAGTTGTGTTGCGGATGTTGCCAGCCCGTATAGGACCAGAAAAAGTAGTAGTACCCATGTCGATCTCCTGTCTGGGTTAGTCAGACACACCATGTGCCTGTCAGGGATGTGGAGATATTAACATAGAAACAAAAAAAATAAAGGGGCAACTTTCGCCACCCCTTTACCAATAAAAGTTCTATTGAACTATTATGCTCCGCGAGAACCGTAGATTCCCAATGGATCTGATACACCAAAGCTGTAACGCTCACGCGCTTTATAGCGCACGTTACCAGTGTCAAAGTCACCATCCATGCCTGTTTGCATAGCGGTACGGACAAAATGCTTCATGCCGTTAGGCACATCAGTTGTGATGAAGAAGGCATCATTGTCTGTCAGATAGTGGTTCACCGCATAACCCTCTGGGATAGACCCGTTTGAGTTAAGTGCGTTGATATCATTATCTGCTGTACCAACACGCAGAGTTGTTTCCAACAAGCGAGTTGCAACAAACATCAATGCTGGTGGAATGATCAACTTGCGAGGGCGAGCAGCAATCAACAAACCACGTTCATCAGTGTACGCGGCGATATCAATAACAGCTTGCTCAAGTGAAGTTTCATTCAAGTCAGCATCAGTTGCAGGGCGGTTAGCGTTAGTGGTGCCCTCAACGGTTGGGTGCGATGTGCTAAACAAAGTAACGCCATCACCTGAGTTAAAGGTGGTGAAGCCTGTGTTCAACAAAGAAGCAGCCTTTGTTTGCTTTGTGTATGCCATACCGCGAGCAAGAGCTTTGGTATAACGAGCAGAAAGCGAATCATACAGATTGTCTTCCATAGCCTCTTCTGTAATAGAAAAGCCCATTGCGACTGTCTCATGATTGTAACGCGCAGTGAATGATTCCTGTGCGTTGTCATAAGAAATTGAAGCACCTTCTGCTTTCACAGGGGCGGCTCCAAAACCTGATAATTTAACTTCCTCTTCAAAGCTACGCTCTGAAGTTTCAGTTTCATAGATCTCAGCATGTTCGTCTTCGTACTTGCCGTACTCCAAACCAAACAATGCATTCAGACCCGGTAGTAGCTCTTTAAGGAGCTGGGCGCGTGAAATAGCCATGATTTAACCTCCTTATAAGCCTACGTTGTTGGTCATCTGGTGAGCGCCCGGATTGAACTTTACAAGTACATCTGGGAACGCATCAGCAGCATCTGACACATGTGAAACAATACGGAACGCCGCTGCGGCAGTCTTGACCGTAGCGTCCAATGCAGATGTAGAGTTACCTGTCGTGGTGTTACCAGTTGAGGTAGACTGTGCTGCTGCAAAGAATGTATTGCTGCCAATGATTGTTTGCGCTCCTGCACCATCAAGCTGAGCTTGGAATAGTACGTTTGGATCGTCAACAACATATGCCTTGATCGCAGTGCTATCACTGTTTGTACCAGATGGATAATACTGTGCTTGAACACGTTGGCCTGAAGAATTTACATACTCACAACCAACAAAAACGCCGATACCACCAACGCCTGTTGTTCCTGAGATGCTGTTAGATGTCAGGTCTGCACCTGAACCAGTTGCGAGTGCGATGTAGCCATCAGCCCCGATGATAACAACTTGCCCGTAAAACAGGTTTGTTGCTTCTCCAGCGGGGTCAATGAGATACTGATTAGTCGCACCAGCATACGGCATTCCATCTGCGCGACGCACAGGTTTTAAGCCGTAGGGAGCTGCTGTAGTAGCCATTTTCTCATACTCCTAGAGTTTAAGTTACGACAAGCTCCCCAAAGGGGTTACTTGCCAAATGAAGATCGTGTACTCCGCTCTGGATTTAGAACGGGCATACGAGGGTCTGATTGTTTTAGATACGAGTTATCGACAGCATCCATTTGGCTTTGAGCCGCCTGTAGCTGTGCTTCAACCCTAGCCTCGACCTGTTCAGTAGCAAGTTGACATAACAGTAAACCCCCTACCTCAATACCGTCTTGGAATCTTGAATCTATATCAGACACAATGTGAAGGTCTGGATGATCCTCTTTACGAACTGGCGTCCATCCCTCACGAAATCTGGAAGAGACGTTAGTGTTATCCGTATTTCCCAATGTAGATGTGCGGATCCAGCGGAAGGTAATACCATCGCGTGGCTCTGGGGAAGGTAACATTGTCGGTCTAGTCCATGACGCTTTACGTTTGCCCGCATCGCGGGTCTCTGTTGTGCGTGGAGATCTGTTCGTCATTTGGATTGATCCTTCATTAATTGCGCCGCATATTGCTCATTTGAGAGTCCAAGCCGCTTGGCGAGAGAGGCTTGCGTTGAGGTAAGTCGCACTGTGCGTGATTTTTTCGTCGTTCTCGACGGTGCAGCAACCACGGGGCCACCTTGACGTTGGGGTGCTTGTACCTCTACTTGCCCATCGTCAAACTTATCTGGAAAGACCTGTCTCATAGCCTTGTCAATTTCTGTATAATACTGATCTGTATTTGGATCAATCCCTGATTGTACAAGCTTTTGATGCACACCATATGCATAGCCCGTCATTTCAGGAGTTTCAGGATTCTCAAACCAAGTATTTTTCTTACCCCACTCCAAAGCGCGTGGATCAACTTGCGGTTTGGCAGGTGCCTGTTGTTGGTATTGAGGCTGAGGTTGAGGAGCAGGTCTCTTTTGAGGTTTATAGTTGGCTATCTTGTCAGCCTCTATTCTCAAAGAAGTAACCTTGTCATTCGCTTCAAGAATTAAATCAGAATCCCCAGCATCAATAGCTTCTTTATATGCTATCTTTGCTCTGTCTAACTCAGCTTGAACACGACCTTTGGCTTGAGAAACAAGAGTTTCCTCTCCTTGTTCAAGAGTTTTTCTAAGGCGTTCATTCTCAGCCTTGATAGACTCAGCATACTTCAAAGCTTCTTCACGAAGTCTAATAGCTTCCTCTTTGTTCCTACGTTGCTCATTGGCCTCATAGGTCATTTTCTTGAAACGCTTCTGAACGCCTTCAGAATACTTATCTAGCTCATCATCATCGAAGGTTTCAGGAGCAGCATCTTCAGCTTTACGAGGCCTACCACGATCTTCTTCTGGAGTATCGTCTACAATTTCAATCTCAAACTTATCATCAGATACAACATCTTGTGTTTCAGGTGATTCGTTTCCAACATCTTCCATCATTTCAGGTTCTGAAGCTAAATTACTCATGCCCGTGTGTACCCCCTTGGATCTTCAACAACGGCCTCAACAGTGTCATCATTCACTAATCGAAACTCTTTGCCATGTATTTTAAATCTGGTTCCTGAGTAGGATCTAAAGATTACAAAGTCACCCTCTTTACAGTAGGCTCCATTTGGGAATCTTTCCTTATCAGAATATGCATCTGGCCCAGTCTTTATAACAAAACCAATAATAGATGCTGTTTCTTCTGCTTGTCTGAGGCCATCTGGCATATAGACGCCACCCTCAGTCTTCTCATTAACCTCAACGGTGCTAATAAGAACCTTGTAGCCTTTAGGTTCAGGTAACTGAGTCGCTACTTTTTCCTCAGTTATTTTAGTGTCTGCATACATTTTATATACCTTGCAGTGATTAGGTTCACAGAAACCGTGCGCGGATTACCCCACGAAGCCCCCATATGTAGAAATAGTTCAATTGAACTTATTGTTCAATAAATCTTTTTTCT